GGTCTTGCACGGGTGTGCAGGGGGTGGTCCCCGTCGGGGGTTGACGGGTTTGTCACCATGGGACGAGTGTTTTTGTGGTTTGTTGTTGGAAACTGATGTTTGGTTGTGTTCTGTTGCCTTTGCTTCTGTTGCATGTTCTGCAGATGATTTGCCCGTTGTCGAGTGTGTTGAGTCCTCCCCGGCTGACGGGTGTGATGTGGTCGGCTTCGGGGCTGGTTGGCAGCTGGTGAGTGTCCCAGGTGATGGTGACTCCACAGAGGGGGCATTCGGTTTGGCCTTGTTGCCTGGCTTGTGTGATGAGTTGTTGCCGCCAGCGCCGGTGGGCTGCGGATGCGGTGCGGTTGGTGTGTGCCATCACGCCTCCCGTTCACCCATGGTGGCCTGTAGGCTTCTTATTGTCTCTGTAACAGCCTGGAAGGTGTTGGGGGTAGGTTTACCCCACCCTAGCCCTGCTAGTCGATTCTGAGGGCTGTTTTGTTTGTTTGGTGGGGGTTGTGATCGTGGTGGGGTGTTTGTTTTTTCTCCTACCCCCACGAGTGTGAGAAAGATCACATCGCCCCCCAGCTGTGTCAAAGAAAGGAAGGACACGGAAGAAAAATGTGGGTGGATGTGTGTTCGTGTTTCAAGGCTTAGCGCTTGGCGCCTAGCAGTGTCAGACACAGCCAAGAAGGTGTACACCCTTAAAGTCTTTAAAGTCTTCTACATATAATATACACTTTAAGTCTTACCTGGTGTTAAGGGTTTAAGCGTGACACGCCGTACGCCTTCAGCCGCACACGCGAAGCTGTAAAGGGGACACGGGTGAAGTGAGTGTGGGGAGTGTGCGATGGGAGCTTGCGACCAAGCACACGAGTCACACGGCGTAAAGCTCATCGGCGCTGATGGCAAAAGGTTCCTCTTCTCCCCTGATGAAGAAAAGAAGAGAAGAGAGAAAGAACCAAAGAGAGAAGAGAAGTAAAGAAGTTAACCCTTTATCTCTTCTAAAACTTTTATAACTTATATTATTATATTATATTATTATACTTATAAGCTTTAAGACTTATAGGTTATAATATTAAAGTTTAAGACTGATGGTTAACTTTAAGTACTTAAGGTCTTTAAAGTCTTATAGTTACTTTAAGTGTTTAACTCCTTAAGTCTTAAACACTGATGTTAAGTTTATATCCTTAAGTGTTAAGCCTTTAAGGTTTTATACTTAACTTAGGTGTTAAGGTTTATAAGCTTTTAACTCTTACTGTAGCGTTAAGTTTTAAAGCTTTAAACGTTTAACTGTTAAGTTTATATATGTACTTTAAGTGTTTAAGGCTTATCACTGATGCCGAGCCCTTGAGGGGCTCGGTGCTAAGCTGTCAGCACCTTAGCGCTAAGCCTTAAGGTCTTTAAGGCTTTGGTAGACTGATGGATGTAAGGGTGAAAGCCGCGTCAGCGGATTTCGGCCTTACGTCCAGCTGGCTACCTGTCCAGCCTAGCATACGCCACCTGGGATGAGTCAAACTGTACTGTTTGGCTCTATAGGCGGGTTTGAGGGGGTGTAAACGGGTGTTTTTGGTGGTAAAGGTCCAAAAATAAAACCTAAACTTTTCCTTAAATTTTCTTAGAGTCTTGTAACCTTTACAGGTAGTTCGGACTGAAACCCCTAGTCGGAACGGGTTTCACTCCCGGACAGCTGTCACACTGTACTCCTGTGTCCTTTTCGAACACGCTAGGCCCATCAGCGCTGATGGTCTTCCCTCAGGCTTTCGAGTACTCGTCGCTAAGGCTCCTCGTACTCTCAAGCCTTCCCTGATGGCGTGTACCCCTTTCAGGGCTGTGCCTGATCGACTGAGCCTGTCGGGCTGATGCCGAGCCCTTGAGGGGCTCGGTGCTAAGTGTTCAGTACTAAGACCCTAAGGTTAACTTAAGTACCTCAGGTGTGAAGGCTGATACTCCCCCTTCTTTCTTTTACCGTGTCCTTCTTACCCTACAGTATCCAACACTGTCCACATAGTTGAGGCTTAGCTAAGCAGGATAGGGACTGATGATCTATGCTGAGATGGCTGATCTCGTATCAGTCTCCTGTAGGCGTCTAGAATCGATCAGAATGTGCTGGGGGTATAAATACCTAGCCTCCACCCTGCAAGGCGCTCCCAGGCGTCCCCCGGAAGCTTTAAACGGCATTTCTGGGCTACACCCTCCATACCAGATCGGCAGAGTGGCCTCGAGGATACATATCAAGCCAGGGTAGTGTGGCCTATCTCACATAGTATGAGGGTGTGGATTTCATGCCCAGAAATGACACTTCGACCCCCGTGATGGAGGCCAGGGTAGATCTGCCGGGTCATCTACCGGACCTGCTATCACCCAGACATACCCTTGAGACGCCCTAGAATCGACTGGCAGGGCTGATCCTGTATAATCCTACCTCTAGAGGATTTGAGACGTTTACAGAGGCCATAAAGAGATCCAGTGAAATACACCACACCTCTCATGAAACGCTCAAGCTGAATGAGCGCAGCCTTGACTCCCGGTTGCAACCCTCCACACCATAAAAACCACAACAACTCATACACCACCGAAAGGAGCACACCCCATGAATGGAACACTCATCACACCAAGCTTCACCTCCCTCTACGGGCAAACCGAGATCGACCCGCTCAGCCTCCACGCTCTCGCCGGAGACTATAGCGAGGACATCGACATGGATATGGTGCGCCGCATGTACCACGCCAAAATAGAAGAAGCCATACGACTCATTCGGTCTGACTGGACCGTAACCCTCGACGGCGCCATATACGGACCCCCAGATTGGCGGCCACTCATCGATGATGAGGCCGAGGAACTCTATGACATGATCTACATGATCGACGTGGACGCCATCCTCGCCGCAGCCACACGATAAAACCATTAACACACCATCACCAGAAAAGGAATCATGATGCAGAAGATCGCCAACCACTTCACCCAGCTCTACACCCCCACACAGGACTGCCCTGAGCCTTTCGACCTGACACGCCTCGAAAAACTCTCCTGTGATCACCTGGATTTTGAGGGCCTCGCCGAAGCCTACCGGCAGCATGTGGAAGCCGAACTCCACAAGATGCGCCCCAACGCATTCATAGCATCCGACGGCACCGTGTTCAGCTATGACACGTGGAAGCCACTCACCCAGACAGAGGCGACACAACTCTACTGGAATGTGACACGCATCAACATTGGTAGCCTGCTCGCCCTGTTCGCTCGATCAACCCCCAGCAACACCCTAAGCAACGACAGTGAACCTAGAATCGCCTAGAAATACCTGACCTATATAATCCTACCCCCAAGGGCTGAAAGTCTCTCAAATGCATTCCGCTATAGCTTAAAACACGAAAGAAGGACTCATCATGCAATGGACATGTCGCAAGTGTGATAGCACAATCATCGGATACAAGCCAGAACACTGCACAGTCTGCCACGAAACCTTCACCTGCACCCATGCCGGTGACATGCACAGGATAGGCGACCATGGGGTCAAAACTGGCCCTAGTCGCCGCAGGTGTCTCACCGTGGACGAGATGGAGGCCAAGGGTATGAAGCGCAATCGTCTCGGCTACTGGACTAGCGGTGGCACATCCTATTGGGCGAAACAAGCATAACCCCTAGCCGCACAGTCAACGCTCACACAAACTGAGCGAAACATTGACAGCAGTAGTCTGGTCTGGAAGTATCAACCATGTCAGCAACGAACAACACCCCCGGAAAGGGGAACACAAAAACATGAACAAGAAAACAGGCTACACCATCGCCGGCGCCACACTCGCCATCATCGCAGCAGCATCTTTCCTCCCAGCCCCCGACGACAACCCGCCACTCGCCTCACAGCCCGCCCCACAAGCCACCACAGCCAACACCGAATGGACACCCGAAACCGTCCAGCAGCGCAAAAACGAGAAAAAAGCCAAGCAGGCCGAAGCCACCCGCTCCCTACACGCCGAGCAGGCCAAAACCCACCAGCTAGCACGGCAGCTCGGTGAAGAAACCGCCACCGGACTCACCATGATCACCGCAGCACACGCCTGCAATGACAAGGCTGAACAGAAGGCCGCCGCACACGGTATCAAATGGAACGGCAACCCCGACATCGACCTCCAACTCCACAAAACCATCGGTAAAGACACGTTCAGCATCGTCTACGGCGCCACCGCGAAACAGCCCGGCGCATCCACACTCCCAATCACCGTCCGCTGCCTCGTCACCGGAACAGAAGAACACCCCAACGTCACCGACCTCAACATCAACCCGCAACAGTAACCCGCCAAGGACCGCTATGCCCCTCCTCTCCCACTACGCCGTTACCACCGGCCTCACTGACACCGCACACATCATTCACCACACCGGCGGCACACTACGCACAGCCACCGACATCGCCGCACGAATCAACACACTCCACCCAGACATCAACCTCGACCGCCAAATCAGCCAGCTACAAATCATCGAAACAGACCTGTACAACATTTACAAAACCATCAACACCATCATTCAGGAACAAGCATGAACACACCCCACAACATTGAGCTGCACAGCTACGAAACATTCTTCACCAGCCTCGCCTGGATCCAAGGCGGCATCATCACATGGATGTACGCAACCGGCACCCCACACAAGGCAGCCCTCGCCATCATCGCAGCCTGCGCCCTCGCCACCCTACTAGGCGCATCCACCCTCACCTACAATCCCCACAACACCCGATGATCACAACACCCATCATCATCGCAGAAACCCTCGCCATCATCATCCTCGCTGTAGCACTCTCCCAAAACAAGTAACCCCCAGAAAAGGAGCACACACCCCATGGATGAGCCCACAAGTATGTACACAGACCCCAACACCGGTGCCAAAAAAGAATTGAAACTGTGCAGGCTCTCACTCATCGACCCCGCATCCCTTCACTCGCTCGGCGAAGTAGCCGGATACGGTGCCACCAAATACGGCGACAACAACTGGACCGGAGGATACCCGTGGAGCCACAGTGTCGACGCCCTCTACAGGCACCTGCTATCCTGGCAGCAAGGACACAACCTCGACCACGAATCACACCTGCCCCACCTAGCCCATGCAGCCTGGCACTGCCTCGCACTCCTCGCCTACCAGCAACACGATGCCGGCCAAGACACCCGCAATCCATGGAATAAAAACAACTAACATGCCTCTAGCACAATACCCGAAAACCATCAACCATCCGGGACACATCTCCTACAGTTCCCTGTCACAGTGGGCTGAATGTGGTGAAAAATGGCGCCTCTCCCACGGATACCACGCCCAACACCACACCTGGTATGCCACCATCGCCGGAAGCGTCATACACCACATCACTGAACAGTACGACCTCCACCTGTACAATCCCGCCGAATACCCCGAAATACCCGACAACCTACTATCCTTCAAAAACGTTTTCGACACACAGGCAGCCCTCGTCGAATCCGAGGGCACCCAAATCAAACCCTCCGGACGGGTGTGCAAAAACATGTGCGAGTCGGGTGGGCCACACAAGAAAGACTACGACTGGTGGATGATATACGGCCCCACCTTTATTGACCGGTGGAAACAGTGGCGCACAAACCATCCACAATACCACACAGCAGTCTTGGACGGCCAGCCAGGCATCGAATACCCTGTAGAAACAACACTCGACGACGGCACCCAGATCGTTGGTTACATCGACCGTGTCTTCACCGACACCGACACCGGTGAAACGTTTATCCTCGACCTCAAAACCGGTCGCCTCCCAGTCGATGCTATGCAGTTGCACACCTACCGGTACATGCTCGCCCAACACGGCATCCAGGTGACGAAAGGCATGTTTTGGACACCCGCCACCGCCAAGAATGATCAGCTATCAACCGAGCAGGGCACAGCAACCGAACTCTACGATCTTGACAACAACACCTACCGGCATGTATCATCCATGTACAGTCAAGCAATGAAAGGAATCAGCGAAGGCATCTTCGTTCCACACGTCACAGCCCTCTGCAAAGGATGCCCCGTAAAGGAGGCTTGCTGGGCAGTCAACGGGAAAGACGCCTACAGGTACCCTATAGAAACCACCATCACACCACTGAATGAAGGCAAGGAGAACCAGTGACCGACACCACCAACACCATCGACGACAGCCGCCTCACAGTGACTCTCAAATACGGCGGAGACTACGCAGCACCCTGGGCAGTCATCAGAGGAGACACCACAGACGACATCAAACAATCCATCATTGATTTATTGGGAGGACTCAAAGACAACACAGTCTCTGAGGATTGGGATCTCGCAACCCTCATCGCGAGCGCCTCCATCATTCTCCAAGACCGATACGACCAGGCAGCCAAAAACTATGTCGACAACATCGCATCCCAAGAAAACACCATCGTCATCGACAAAATCAACAAAGCAACAAGCAAAGCACAGCTAGCCGACCTCCTCAAACAATACAAAAAGATCATCACCAGCAACCCTGACGTGTCTGAGGCTTTCCGCACGAAACGAAATAGCCTCACCCGATAAAAACCGACACAAACCAACAAAACAACACAAACAGTAAAGGATACAATAATGGGACTCGCCAACTACCGAAACAACAACAGCAACAGCACCTTCTTCAACCCGTCCAAAAACCAGGACGCCACCGCCATCGCTTTCAAAGTCCACGACGTCGAACACAACACCGAAGGCTACGGCGGACAGGTCGCAGACCGCATCTACGCCGATGTCACCATCTTCCACACCCTAGACGATCTCAACAACGGCACCCCAGAAACCATCCCCAACGCCATCATCGAAAAAGCGCGCGGCAACAACGACCGGCCACACTCCATGATCCGCGAACTCGAAACCTACCTCGGAGAAGAGCAGGCCTTCAAACTCGCCACCGTGCGCACCAAAAACGGATTCAACGCCGTTATTCTCAAACCCCTCGACGACGCCATCTACGACCTCGTAGCCGCATATGTTGACAAGCGAGACAGCCAAACCAACACAGACACCGGCAGCGATGACGTGGACATCGACTCCATCTGACCACACACCCAAACCGCAACAGATAGATTAAGGCTCCGATGCTCTCTCTACAACGATCCTTCGAGAGAGCCTCCCAAACCGCAGCCGAACTGCCCCGCATACCACAACTAGACCCCCTCTACCGCAACCAGGACATGCACATTCACAAAGGGGATCTCGTCATGATTGCGGGGCGCTCCGGCAGCCAAAAATCCGGGCTAGCCATGTTCATCACCGCCATGCTCAACCAGCCCGCCCTCTACATATCAGGGGACATGACACCCTGGGAGGCCTCCACACGAATCATCTCACTCAACACCCAACACACCACCACACAGATACAACACAACATCGACGACTATGGGCCAGAATACTATCGAGACAGCATCCACCACGGCCAACACATCACATTCTCATTCCAGTCACCCATCACATGGACAGACATCACCATGGAGCTACAAGCCTACATGGAAATGTGGAACACCTTCCCACCCATCATTGTTATCGACAATCTGATGGACATCCAAGACTGCGAATCCGATTATCAGGCCCAGCAGGAAGCCATGCAATGGATCACAGCCCTCGGCCGAGACACAGGATCCACCATTATTGTCACACACCACGCCACCGACAAAACCGGAACCGACATTGAACACCCCCCGGCACGCAGGGAAATCAAAAACGGTCTCTCCGAAAAACCACAACTCATATTGGGTGTCTCCCTCTACCAAGGCGAGGATAATGGCCACGGACTATCCATCCCCGCCGAGGCCCGCATCGCCGTGCTGAAACAGCGCACCGGACAGTCAAGCCCAGACGGCACCCGATACGAACGACTGAGAGCCTACCCCGAATACACCTTTTTTGGGCCACTCGCCGAAAAACAGCCCTGGAACATGACCACAACACACAAAGGACTATGATGGCTTCACAGCAGGCACGCAACCGGCGGGCCGGTGCCGAATGGGAAACGAGACTCCTTCACCAGCTACGCGACACCGGACACAATATCGAACGCCTCCACCTCAACGGCCGCGAAGACGAAGGCGACCTCATCCTCACAACCGGCCACAAAACCTACATTATCGAGGCGAAAGCCGGCCAGCCACACCTCGCCGAATTCGTGAAACAAGCCAGCCGAGAGGCACGCAACTATGAAACACACCGAAACCGAGAAAGCCAGTCCACTATCGGACTCGTCGTCATGAAACAGCGCAACAAACCCTGGAGTGAAGCCTATGTGGTATCAACCCTCAAAGAGCTCCTCCCACACTTCTGACACCTGTCGCCTCCTCGACACCTACCACATACGGTACAACCCGTCCAGAAACGAGCAGCACATCCTCTGCCCACTCCACGACGACCACCAGCCCTCCATGAGCATCAACCTCGACAAAGGAGTCTGGTACTGCCACACATGCGGTGTCGGAGGAGGCCTCGCCAAGCTACAACAACGACTAGAAGAAGAAAACCCGAATGTACGACAGCATACGCCCATACAACATTGCGGAACGCCGCCGAATCCAGAAAGCCTCGGCCCTCTACGAAACCCACCTCGAAAACATACTCGACCTGCTCTCAGCAAGAGGCATCAGCGAAGAAACAGCCCGCTACCACCACCTTGGATACATCGACAATGACCCCATCCCAGGCCACGAAAACTACAACCAGTGCATCACCATCCCCTACATGTACCCCACATGGGACGGCCCAGCCGAAATACGAAAAATCAGGTTCCGCTGCTCACTCCCACACGACTGCAAAGAACACAACCACCCCAAATATTTGACCCCAGCCGGAGACACAGGCTCCATCTACAACATGGCAGCCCTAGCCAACCCGGCAGCCGAAATGCACATTTGCGAAGGCGAATTCGACTCCATGATCCTCGAACAATGCGGATGGCCCGCCGTCGCCATCCCCGGCGCAACCTCGTGGCAAAACTTTTGGACCAAATTTTTTGAAGGCTACGACCACATCTACATCTGGTCAGACCCAGACAAGGCGGGAGATCAGATGGCACAAACCCTCCAGACAGCACTCCCCCAAGCCACCCATGTGCCCCTCACCCTGGGGGATGTCACAGACACCCACCTTCAGGCCGGCAAAACCGGGTTGACACAAGCACTCAACACTGTGCTACAGTAAAACTACACAAGCAACCCAAACAAAGAAAGGCATATAAAACACTATGGATCCCCTCGACACGTGCCCCATCCCCCACCGCAGCGACACAAGTAAGGCCGCTAGGAGACGGATACGCCTCGCCATCTGTGCAGAAAAATGGGCTGATGGTGAAGACCCACTACATATCATGCACACCTGGGGTACAACCTATGATGGGATGCGATCCATGATCCGCGCCAACCCCGACATTAAACTACCCGACGACATGGCCAAACGTTTGCACAAAGTATGCCGGGAAGCCTACCCCAAAAACCAGCCCAACAGGCACCGAAGCGGATGGGACGCCTACGAGAAAAACTACTACACCCACGAAATCCTCTTCCTCAACCAATTCAACATTCCCGCCCTCGAAATCCTCAACCGGCTCGACGTGTCATGGATCATGTGGAAACAAATCATCACCGAAAACCATCTCACACGGCTACAAGACGAAACCTACAATGCGTGCCACTGGCACTATCTGAAACAGCAACACCCAGACTGGACCGACCAGCAAATCACACAAGCCCAACACGCCGGGAACAACACCTTCAACCAGTTCATGCAAGACAACCAGCCGGTACTATCGTGAGCATCTCGTTCAAACCCACAACCAAAAACCGGCAAGCCATCCGTGACATCCTCGCCCAAGAAACACCAGACAGCGACACAGATGTTACAGACGACACGCTAAACAAGATTATTGAATACTGCTGGGACGCCTTCACAGCTAGAAACCGCTACGCCGTGGCGGCACAATACTGGCGAGGCCAAAACCCTCCCGACAGGGAACACCAGCGAATACTCGTCGGCTACTACAAAACCCTCAAGCAGGCCGAAAACGCCGCCAAACAATTCCACTGGAACACCAGGCTACAGCAGCAATGGAAAACATGGATACTACCCGTGCATAATGGCACCGTATCCGAGCATTTCACCAACCAGAAAACACTCTTCGACACACAAACCAGCAACCAGGATGGCGGCGCACTGCCGGAGCATCTACAAAACGTCATGTGCGGCAAAACACTCAACCACACAGACGGCACCACAACATGGTGCACACGCAAACCAGGACACGACGGCGACTGTCGCACAGGATGGCAGCCCGCCACACAACCTATGGGATATCATGGCAACCAAAACTGAAACCCTTATTCAACGCTACGGAAACAAAGCCGCAGACGTGCTCGTAGACAAAACCATCCCCGCCTCATGGCTAGCAAAACAGCTCACCCAAGCCGGATACCCCATCTCCGCCACAGTTATTAAAGACTATCGCCGCAAACACGCCAACACCACCCAGAACAAGGAAGAGGAAAACCAGTGATAGACAACATCGACCGGCTCCTCACACAGCTAGCCAACCACAACAACGAAGCAGACACCATCCGCGATGATCTCGCCAACGGCACCGTACGCCGCACACGCATCTCCGAATGGACACTCCCCAACGGAGAAACAGGCCGATCCATCCAAAAAATTATTGACCACCAACCCAAAACCGACCCATACCCTATAGAAGAACTCGTTGATAAGCTAGCCGACTGGCAGCCCCCAAAACCCGACAAAACCACCAGCAACAATGACAACACCGATTGTGCGTTTGTGGTCGGGGCAGGTGATTTCCAAATCGGCAAAGGCATCCCCGGCGGAGAAACCAGCCGATTCGCAGACGACTACCTGCGCTCCCTCACCTCAGCTAAACACTACTGGCAGCAAGCAGGAAAACCGCAACGGGTCCACATCGCATTCCTCGGCGACATGATCGAAGGATACGTGTCACAAGGCGGCAACAACGCCTGGCGCACACAAACACCCTTGACCGAACAAATCAGGCTCACCCGCATGGCCATGATGCAACTCATACACCTATTCGACCACTGTACCAACGTCACCGTCACCTCCATCCCAGGCAACCACGGTGAAGCAGTCAGGTTCGGCAAAGGCGTCACCACCTACGACGACTCCTTCGATGTGGACTGCTGCCGGGCCATCGCAGAAGCCTACCAGCTCACCAACAACTACCCCAACATTCACTTCCACTTCCCTAGCCGTGACGAAATGACCACCACCGTCAAAGTCGCCGGCACACGCATCCTTCACGCACACGGCCACCAATGGCGCAACAACCAACACTATGATTGGTGGCGCGGCCAAGAATTTCACAACGGCACCATATCAAATATTCTCATGGCCGGGCACAGGCACCACCTCCAAATCTCCGAGCAAGGACAACGCACCTTCATCCAATGCCCATCCATGGAAGGAGAATCCGTCTGGTACCGACACAAAACTGGCACCACCGGCAACCCCGGACTCGTGTGCTACACTATCAACCATAAAACACCAAACAACTACCAGATAGCGAGATGAAATAGCGCCATGAGTAGACGACCCACCAAAGCAGACCTGGCCACCACCGCATCGTGGGGATGGGCCACAGACCATCATCTCCGCACACTCAACCGGGCATGCACCAAAGTAGCCACACACTACCACGCAATCAGTGCAGACGACCTGTACCAAGACTCCCTACTATATATTGCGGTGCGGGAACAATACCACAACCTAGACAACAAACACTACACCAAAATGTGTTACAGGGTAGCCAAACGGCTAGCCAACAAAACCATACAACACCTAGACCAGCCGAAACCCTTATCCGATATTATTCATCTAGCCGACAACCAAACCAGCAACTAAGGAGAACCCCAATTATGGTTACCACCATCCTCGACGACGGAACCCAAACCACCAAGCTACAAACCGTAGGCACCACCACCACAGCCATCATCACCAATACAGAAACCCCCGAAACCATCACCGCCAAATACACTATAAGCAAAGACGGCACAGCCACCTACAGCATCAGCGGAAACACCTACCTTGGCGACCACCAACACATCATCAAACTCATGTACGACTACTGCCACTGCGTAGGACGATTCGACACCACCAACACCACCAACTTCGACGACCTGTTCAGGGGGTGACCAGTGAACCAAACCTACACCACAGCCGACATCATCCAAGCAGCCCAATGGATCTGGAACGGCGGACCATGGAAACCGAGCGTGGAGCCGGGCATGCCACCCCCACCAACAGCGCCACAACACCACGGCAACAACATCGTCTCCATGATCGACCTGCAGCTAGCCATCGACGACTATACGATCTCGTGTAAACCATCCATGCAGCGTAAACGGCTAGCACGGCTTGCCGCATTCAGGGAAGTGTACGGCTACGATCAAACCTATTCGGTGGCAGCCCAGCGATTGGGTGTGACACGGCAGACGGTGAAACAGTGGGCCGACCAAACACTAATCACACTCACCCAATACGCCAACACCACCAGCTACACCGGGGAAGAAGAATAGAAACGATGCCCAGTAACAGACACCGAACAGTCACAGCCCTCAAAACTGCGGCCCGCCGCATCATACAGCAGCAGCCACGAAACATGACAGAACTCGCAAACATCACCTGCAGCATCAGCAGCGAATATCTGGTTCCCATCAACCTCGACCACATCAGCCTCAACGCCAACGGTGTCAGCCTAGACGACATCGATGTGGACGCAGACACCAGGGATGCATGCCAAGAAATCCTGTGGGACTGCAACCTTGCAGAACATCCGGACAACCGGCAGCCGAAGGCTAGCCAGGCAGCCCTAGACAGGCTAGAAACCATCACCTACCAGGCGCTAAAACTCGCCACCATGGCAGACAACATGCTAGAAGCCATCTACAATCACCGCGACAACTATCCCGGCATCATCCCGCGAAACATTGCAGACCAGGGCAAAGACACCCTCGCCGAATGTGCACTCCTACACGAGACACTCGAAGACACCCTAGACGAAAACCTGTAAAACCCCTATAGACACAAAAATAGTGCCCCAGCAGCATCCACCACAACACGTGGCAGCACCGCTGGGGCACAAACTATATCTTATTCACTTGTTATTCGGACGGCTCTACCGTGCCAACCTCAGACTCGGCGGCACGCCTCGGCACATAGCCGGCAACATCCGCATCATCCATCGGCTCTATCATGCCAGGATCAGTCTCATCCACCGCATGCGGTTCTATCAAACCGGTATCATCCGGCGGCACAAGCCCAGCATCCACAACAGGCGCCGTTTTCGGTTTACCCGCAACAAAAGAAGGGCTACCAAACGAGGTAGCAACCGACAGCACTGCAGCAACCGTAGCCGTGATCAACGCCGATTCCCACGGCAAACCCCGAAACGACTCCGCCGTGTAGGTGACACCCGCAGTCACACCCAACACCGCTATAAACGTTTGCACAAAAGTCTTAGCCGCCCGCTCCAGTAAACCTATCCAAAACTGTTTACCCACAACAAACCACCATCACTTTTTCAAATCGTTGACAGCAGACTCAAGCCTGCTGATGCGGCTGCGACACTCCAGCACATAGTACCAGATGCTCCACAAAGCATCCTTGGTTCGCCACAGCTTCCCCGTCACAGGATTCTTCACCCACGACAGGGCATCCACCCGTTTACCCAAATCGCCATTCTGTACCTGTACCACGCCAACATCATGGTGCAGCTTATTCACCGAACCAGTAAGCTGAGCAGACAATTGTTTAATCTGATCATGCAAGGCTTTCACATCAGCCACAGTTAACTCCCCACTATCACTATCATTGCCTCCATGGCCATTCACTACGGCCATAAACCTGTCCCACGGAAACCACGGACCCGGATCGTCATGATCCGACTGATGCCACGCATCCGTAACATCCACATGCCCGCACACACCCCGCCTGCCAGCCTTCAAATCGGCCACCGACAGTTTCCTTTTCGGAACACCATGCTTGTCACACAACTGCCGGCACAGCACCGCAGCCCTCTCCACGGCAGGCCACACCCTAGGATCAAGCCACTGCTCCCGAGTGTAAGCATGCCCCGGCACACGGAATGAGGCGTGCGAACCCCCATCGGCGCAAATCTCTATACCCAGGCTGTGCGGATTCGGCGGGGCATGCCAACCAATAGTGCCCTCGGACAGGCACTGCACCGTCTCCCCAATATCGCACACATAATGGGCAGAACCGCCAGACGATGGGGACGTGAAATAGTTTGCTGTGGACACAGCCCGTCCTTTGCGGGAGGCGGACGGAAACCCCACATCCGGGCACGTCGCATGAATCACAACCCTATTCACCGGAGAATTCGAACCAGCCGAATGGTGCGCTGCTGGAATGTACCTCACCGCACACCACCCCCAAACATTATCAACACCATCAACACACTTCCCTCTTCATATTATTTGTGGGATGATACGGTCACGATAGGCGACGGTTTCACCGTCTGGCAGGCGGCAGAACCGGACACGGTAGAAACCACACCGTCACTATATTTCACAACCAGACGACCCTCAAAACAGTACACAGACACCACAGAACGGCCATCCTTACCATCTTTACCATTCTTACCATCGGATCCGTTCACACCGGCGGGGCCGCGCTCACCCCGTTCACCCTGGGGGCCGGCAAGCCCAGAATGACCCATACGGCCAGGCTCACCATTAGCCCCATCTTTACCATTAGCCCCATCAACGCCGTTCACGCCATCAGCACCCGCAACACCCGGAACACCATCACGGCCATCCGACCCGTTAGCCCCAGGCAACCCGTCAGGCCCCTTCACACCATTCAAACCAGGAGAACCCTGAGGACCCACCGGGCCAACCAACCCAGCCGAACCATTAACACCATCCCGGCCATCCACACCAGCAGGCCCTTGCGGGCCACGCACACCGGCAGGGCCAGGCACACCCTGCACACTCCGCTCGGTACGCACAGCATCCACACACAAGCCAGAACGGTGAAGCCGCGCAGACTCAACTCCACCCGAAGCACACGCCTGCTTCACACGGGCAGCCAAACCTTTAGCCGCTGTACCATTCGACTGGGCCCTCGCCTTCTCCGAATCCCTTTGAGAAGCCACAGAACCATACCGCAAAGCACCCCCAGCAACCGTCGCCAACAACACAAGCGACAAAAACAGCAACAGCAGGGAAGCCTTCTCAAACGAGCGGCGCTGCCGCTTCTCCTCTTCCAACTCCCTCATCACTCACCCCCCAACGAATCCTGCAAAAAACCGGGCGGATCAGGCAACACCAGCGGATCCACCCCGTCAGGAAGACCAGCGTTAAACCGGCGAACATCACGCCGCACACCCCACGTATACTCTTCCAACGTGTCCACCTGCGCAGACAGGCGGCGTAAACGCTTCCTAGATCGGGATGTGACCGCCTGAATCGAACCCAAAACCGTGGCCAACGCGGTACAAATAGAGGCCACCAGTGCAGGAGTAAACCACGACACCACAGCCCCCCAACATCACACCACCAACAGCAAGCACAACACCACAGTCACACGCCGACAGCAATCCAATTCGCAACCGCAGGAACACCATTCGGCTTCGAACCATCATTCGTGATAAACGCCAAACCAAAATCCTTGACAGTAATATTATACGCTTTCACATCAATCTGCTGCGTGCCACCCGCCGCCGTAGCCATAGAAGCCACCACAACAGGCGGACTAGTAAACTGACGATCGAACGGGATCGTGTAAGCATACACAGCCGATCCGCCAAACATGATAGACTTAGAACCCGTCTCAATACGCGGAGACGACTGTATCCACTCGCCCGCATGGTTAGCCCACACAGCCCCAGAAGGAACCATCACACGGTCACCCTCCATCGGGGTAGGGTCACAGGCGGCAGACTCGCCAAACGCTACACGGGCCGCCACGGCACGCCTATCCAACTGCTGCTGCAACCCGTTAGACGACAACACTAAAGTCGCCAACAACTGCTGATGAAACACGCCCGGCTCGGCACGCAACACGTCACGGGCACGCTCCGCACGACCCCCAGGAACAATCTCCAACTTGGCCGTATTCTGCTCCCAATCCCTGGACAGGACAACATAGTCGTAGCGGGTCTCCCCCGGCCCAGGCAGCTGCCCCGTCACCGTCTCAACACTATTCGACGTGCACATCACCCCGTGAGCCCAAGCCTGCCCAGGCAAAACCTCACACAACACCGTATTACCCTGAATAGTCGTGCCGACACGAAAATCATCCGGGCCCTTCACGGACGGCATATTACCCATCAGACCAGACATTTGAGCCCAATCATACTCGGTCAACACACCATCAAAACCCTTGCACACAATACCCACAACAAACCCCAATCAACTAGAATTTTTGCAAATCCCGCACCCCGGCAGCCAAACCGGCAACACGGCGAGCCAACAACGCTGACGGATTATCCTCATAATCCCCCGCAACAGGAGTCACTTTCGTCCAGCCGTCACCAGGCGATACACACTCCACATCAATCTGCCGAACAATCTCCGCAATAGGCCCCGAACCCACATCAACATAGATCAAATCCCCAGGCATCAACCTGCCCGGCCCGAAACGCAGCACATCCGACTCGGCCAACTCGATCTTAAACCCCGACGAAGCCTGTGATTCCGACAACACCCGCTCAGCCTCATCGTAAAGAGACATCTTCTCGGAATCAGTGTTACGGGCATCCTTAAACACCTCGACACGATCAAACCAATCCCCCTCAGCCATCGAATCAACATCCTCACAAAACAGCCGATCCTTGCCCTCACCGCGGCCACCAACCACCACCGACGTGGCCTTAGGGGCGTCACGCACATACTCCCACGACACAATCGAACCAGACTCGGCAGTCAACACATGTTTACGGGTAACAGCCGGCACACAATCAAACACTAAACCACGCTGATCAAACTTCTCATTCTCAAACTGGTTCACCGTAACAGTCATCCGAGCCCACGACAACACCGGCAACAACTTATCGGCAAACACGTGAAACCGCACCTGAAAATCCTTAATGTAGCGGCCACGACTCTCATCATCTATCATAAACAAACCCGGAGGAAACCGCCAAGCATTATCCCCCAACACCTGCTTAGCCACCGACTCCGCAGCACCAGAATAGTGGGCATAATCCCTATCAGCACGCCACTCCGAACCCACCAAACCAGGACGATAATTCACAGGCCACATCAACATACGCCACAACAGCCGAATATCATCCTCACACGTGACAGTCACCCGCGAAGACCGCCAAGGCCCCACACCATGCACTTTACGCACAGGCCCAGAAAAAATCTGGCCACCACCATAATCAACAACCAGCCGTGCACCCGGCTTCGTCAACCCGTCAAGCCTAGAATGATCCCCAGACACCACCAACTCCAAAGTGGACAAACCATTCCACTTCAACGACAACTTCAACGACTCAAAAAAATTGATAGGCGCCACACGGCGATAATCCGGTGTAAACAATGTTATCTGCGGGACAAGACCAGCCACAATCCATTCACCAAGCCCTCAAATACCGGTACTGCACCGACACAACAATGGCACCCAAACCAACCATCTCAATATTCACACTCTTAGAACCGCCAGGCGGGATAGGCGCAAACTCCCACTCGATCAAACGATCCATCACATCCTCAAACCCGTTCAACAACGCAGACTGCCGCCGAGGATCCGTATCAATAGTAATCCAATCATACTCCTCAACCGGATAATCCGAGGATATCCGCAATCCATCAATCTGCACAGACCACGAATCCAAAGGACCCTCAACACGAATCACAGGCCACGCAGGCACATCACCCTTATTAGACAGGTTATCCCAGCCCGAACCAACCCCCGGCGTCAACACCACCGGAAACGCTGTACCTTTCTTATTAACGGGGCCGCCACCCAACCAATCCTGCAACCTGGCGTTACTAAAACGAAACTTTTGCTCATCCCCATACCAAAACGGGTCATAAGCCGTCAAATGAAGCACATAACGCGCATAGCCCCTGTTTACCGGATCAACCGTAAACGTATCATCAGCCGAATCAAACCGGCACTTCAACACACGCTCACGGCCAGCCGGGGTTTTAACAGACAACTCCCCCACCTCGCCAGGAGGAAACGCAGACCACAACTCGTCATAGGCTTTCAAAAAACCGTCACGAAACCCGCCATCCGGATCCGGGTCAACACCCGACACCAACACCGGCAGCGTCACCTCGCGAGGCTTCACATTAAACCCGCGCCACTCCGAGCCGTGCACCCCAACATGAGTTTGAGAAAAATGCTCCACCTCAGGAACACCCAAACCACGCAACGAATCATTCAACAACATGACAGGAGACGACCCCGTATAATCCGTCAAATGAAGCACACGCTCCGGAGCATCACCAACCAGCGGAAACATCGTCCAATCCACCGTCAAACCGGCACGATCAGACGGGTTAGGAATAAACATGCACAACACCACCCTATCACACGTAAGCCAACGCGTTCAACGCGTCACGCTGCTGCCGCTCAATCCGCTTCGCAAACTCGTTAGGATCCCCATACGTCGGGCCGTTAACATTCACCACAACACTCTTATCATTCATGCGCTGATACCTGCCATACGGTGTAAACGAGCCCACCGACGAGCGCACACCAAACCGGGCATCCACAGCATCAGGCAGACTTCCAGCCACACCAGACATCGCATCCAACGCCAAACCGGCATTACCTGTTATACCCTCAGCCAAACCGGCAACAACCTGCCGGCCAACCTGGTCACGAAACACCCGAGACGGGGAATGAATACCCAACACCGACTTCGCCGCATTAGCAACCTGAGAACCCATATTACGCACCGTATCCAACAGGCCACTCATAGCATTCCGGATACCATTACCCAAACCAGACACCACATCACGGCCAGCAGACACCAACAAGGACCCCATACTACCCAGGGCACCCCTAATATTGCCAGGCAAATTCCGGAAAAACCCTAGCACACCATGCACACCGGAAGACACAGCGGACCCCATAGCATGCATAGCAGAAGAAGCCGCACTCCGGGCCCCATTAAACCCTCTCACAGCACCACTACGCACCCTAGAAGCCATAGAGCTGAAAAACCCGCCAACAGCAGACGCCACCGAAGACACCACACTACGGATAGCACCCATAGCGGAAGAAACAGCACCCCTCGCAGCGTTAAACCCAGACCTCACATGGGAGGCAACCGACAAACCAAGCCGCGTAAAAAACCCCACAACAGCGTTAACGCCGCCAGAAATGATCGACTTGAAACCGTTAATAAACGCTGACGTAAACGCTCTAATATGATTCCAGCCATTCAAAATAGCCGAACCCATACGCGCCACACCAGACACCAAATGGCCCACAACCCATCCGATAACACGGGCAACAGAACCAATAATGCGGGCGGCAGCCGACACAATAGCACCCAAAATACGGGCAACAAACCCGATCACAGCCGTCACAACAGGCATCACAACCGGAATAATGCGGGCCACCACCTGCAACACGACACCAACAACCTGCATCACTACACGCATAATCGACATGATCACAGGTATCAGCGACCGTATCAGGCCAATAATCGGCGGTAGAACAGACATCACGGCACCCAAAACCTGCTGAATCACAGGCATCAAAACCGGCACCAGCTGCATGATCACGCCAATAACCTGCCGTATCACAGCCATAACAGCCTGCAACACCGGCATAAGCGCAGGCAACAGCATGGCAGCAACCTGTGTCACCGCACCAATAATCTGCGTGATCACAGGAACCAGCCGGGCAACAAGCATACTAATCAAAGGCACAAGCTGGGCGGCCAAACCAGCAACCATGCCGATAATCTGGCCAAAAACGGGAGCCAACTGGGCAACAACACCAGCAACCAAACCAAACAGGGGCTGAATAGCAGCCATAATCTGCCCCAAAGCTTGACCCACAACACCCACAAGCTGCATCACAGAGGCCCGGAACTGGGCGTTCGTCGCAAACATGGCGGCAAACAAGCCGATCACAATCCCGACAGGCCCACCCAGGGCACGAAACACACCACCAAGACCCCCAGCGGCACCCTTCAACGCGCCAAACGATGGTAACAAATTCTTCAACGACACCGCCAACGGGGCAAACCCTGCAACAAGCTTCCCCACACCCGCAGCAACAATACCAAACACTGCCGTGCCGCCAGCAAACATGGCACCCAAATTCACCTTCGGTACAGGTATATGCATCCTCGCAAAAATGCCCTTCAACTGCTCCACCTTGGCGCGCATCTGTGCATTCATTCTCGTAATCATGCCAGGCATACGATTAATCCACGCCAAAATAGACGGCATCACCCGCTGAATCCCCTGATCCACCGACGCAAACAGGGGCTTCACAGAATCCGTGACAGACTTGATAACCGGATTCAACGCAACAAAAATCTGCCTCAACCCGTTAAGAAACGGCGCCATAGCCGTAGCACCAAGATAACCCAGGGCGCCCTTAACATTCTTCATAGCGCCCTCAAACGTCTTACCAGACGCCTGCGCAGCACCACCCATACCAAGCTTCATCGCAGCCGCAAACGTGGCAAAATCAATCTGCCCCTTCGACACCATCTGCGACACCTCAGCCGACGTTTTACCCGTCTGCCGAGCCAACAGGGACAACACAGGCACACCAGCCATAGTAAGCTGCAACATGTCATCGCCCTGCAACTTACCGCGAGCCATAACCGACGTGAAAATAGCGCCCGTATCCTGAAACGACTTACCAGAAATATAAGACACATCCGCGACGGTCTTCAACACGTCAGTCATCTGCCCGCCAGACTTCACACCAGAAGCAGACAAAGCAGCCGCAGTAGACGCCGCATCACCCAAAGCATACGACGTCCCCGTGACAGCCTCAATAGCAGAATTCATAATCGAAGACGTGTCAGACGACGTGTGACCCAAACCAGTCAGTTTAGCCTGAGCCTCATCGATAGCCATCGCCCTAGCAATACCGCCACCAATAGTCACATCATAGATAGACCTGAGACCCTTCCGGGCAACATTGATGGCACCCATCATCGCCGCGCCACCAAGCGCCAGCTTCATCCCGGAAGCAAACAAACCACCAGAACGTTGACCCTCAGCCGGCATCACACCCGACAACTGCTTGCCAACATCCGATTTCAAACCAGGCATCTTCGTATACAACGACACATATGCGGAAGCAATCTCACCAGACATACACTATTCACCCCATAATATTAATCTCGCGAGACACCCCGCCACTAGCGCGAACACGCGCCAAAATATCGTCCACCTGCCCAGACGTAAACCTGGCCCTGCGCTCATCAGTCGGCCTCGCCACAGGCTCCGGCTGCCCCTCACTATTAGCAGACCTGTAATGATCCAACATGTCCAACACCGCCCACTCGCACCACTCAAACGGACGCTGCCAACCATTCACGTGGGCCGCCAACTGGCTAGACGTGTCCGTACACAACACGCCAGCCAGCCGGACAGCCTCACCGTAGCACATTACGGGGCCACCAACATCATAAACAGAGCAACCGAACCGGGTCCTCCAATCATATTCGATGGCCCCACGATAATCATCAATCAGGCCGTGGAGCCAAACTATTCCCCCAGGGAAGCACCTTTACCGTCAGGCTTGTATTCCATCCACTGACGGAAAATCTCGGCAACACGAACCATCGGAAGCCCCTCCAAAGCCTCCACAGCATCCGCCGGAGCCGCAGCCTCCAACATAGAAAACATCACCTCAACCTGGGCGAAATCAGCCGACTCCCCCGACTGGGCAATCCTGGCGGCACGGCGAAAAACACGGGCAGGAACAGCCTGCGCCGTATCCTCCGCATCAGCCAACACCCAGCTACGGTCACCAATCTTTAACGTGTAACCAGTGTCACTCATCTATCAACAATCCCTCAATATATGTTTCAGTTATCGGACGGCGGATTAGGATCCGGCTGAGGCTTTGGCGGAACCGGAGGAGTATCAGCTTTTAAAGCCGTCATCCACCCCCGACCAGACACCGCATCACCCTTCTTGTTAATCTGGGCAGGATACGCCTTCAACGTCACACCATACCCATACACCTCGCCATTCTTGCCCTTAATCTCGTCACGATCCACAAGCTCAGCCTCAGGAAAATAGTAGCGGATAACCTGATCCCCATCAACAATATCCATCAACAGGGCATGAACACCCGTCGTGGCGCCAGGAGAAATATCGAACGAACCCGAATCAGATCCGGCAGTAACCTTCGACTGCCAAAACAGTTCGATAACCTCCTTCTTCGACTCGATCAGCTGAAAAGAAATCTCGATAGACGACTCGGTGGCAACAGTGCGAACAACATCCGCATTCTGCCAAGCCTTCAAATCATCAGTTTTACGCTCAGGCTTAATCTTAAACCCGTCATCCGACAAATAACCCAAAGCCGTAAGACCGTCAGGAATCTTCCCAACACCATCAATAGTGTCACCAGCATGCGCAGCACCAATATAGACGTCACCAGTAACAGCCGAACGAACATTAGACGCTTTACGTGTAGCAGCCATCACAACCCCCAAAAACAATATCAAACAAACAAAATTAAACAATCAATTACGTTAAGCATTTACTCGGATTCGACAGGACGGCACACCAGCTCAAACAGCGAATACACATCAAAACGTGCACCATCAACCAACAAATCAGGCCCAGTCGAACGCCGACAAAACACCACCGGATCCCCATCCACACCATCAGCCAACACAGCCTCAACCCGGCGGGCCAACGACATAGCACGATCAGGCGTATCCGAAAACACATTCACGCGCAAAAAAACACGCTCACGAACATGCAACTGCGGGCCACCATCCAAGGCAAGCCAAATCAGGTCACCCTCAAACCGGTCAGGAACAGTCCCTGTACACGGTATATCAGACAGCCAGCCATCATCCTTGAGCACGCGTTTAGCCCACACGCGAGGATCACCGTACACGATCACGACGCAGCCCCAATTGACCTCGCCAACGTGCCATGCTTCGCCTCAATCCTTTTGCCACCCTTATATGTGGTGCCAATCCTCGCCACAGCCTCAACACGGTGAACCTGCACCTCAGACGACAACCCGGCACGATACTGGGCCCTATCGAAAGCGTTACCGCCCACATTCGCCGACGCGGCACGCCGCACACGCTCGCCACGCTCAGCCAACATGGCCTGCACACCCGGAGCTTTCAACACCTCACGGATACCAGGAAGATTAAGCTTCACATTCACATTCTGCGCCACTACCTATCAGCCCTTCTTGCGCTTCACATTAATCTGCGTACCAGCATCCCAGCCCGTCATCGGATGATGCCACACCATAGGAGACCCGTCAGCCTCCCACACAACACCCCGAATACGCCAACGACACCGATAGCCGGCACCCTTGACAGGCTGCTTAAAAAGCAATGTCCAATGCTCATAATCCGAGTCACGGCCAGCCGCCTCATCCTCCTGCGAAACAGAAGCATAGATGGCCACATTATGGTACACGGTTTCTACAGGATGACCCCAATCCTCAACCCTGTCGCCCAAATCATCGACACGAACAGTCGGCTGAAGCATCACAACCGTTTCACCGGAAGAAAAACTAGTCATATCATATCTCCCACAAAGGGCCATCGCAGCCGTTAATATCAGATCCGCACGAACAGCCCTCACCCCACATAGTAGAACACACCTCAGAATGAGCATACCCGCCACGGATCGTGGGTGTGATCGTGAACGCTTTGCCGGCGCCACCACTCTCGTCGCACAGCTTCTTCAACGCAGCAATCTCAGAAGGCCACAACAAGTTCGTGGGCGTATTAGATCGTGTAGTCTGGGCGAATGGACCCGCAGACTCATACTGCACCTGCCCGGACACGCCAGTATCATTCCAACGCAACAAAGCACGACGAAGGATCGCCTTAGCCGCATCCTTATATTTGAAATCCGGTTTAGCGATACAGGGGGCGACACTGACAGCCACAGCCTCCACATCGGCAATCATCGCCTCAAGCTTACCTTTAGGAATATCGGCGAAAGGCTCAATATCCTCAGGCCTCAAAATGATACCCATCAACACCACCCCCTGCACATGGACACATCACCGCTACAATAAATCAGTTCTCGGCCGGCGGATTAGGCTTCGGTGCAGCCTTCTCCTTCACAACAGCAAACGAATCCAGAGATTCGATAGCCACATACAGGACAGCCTCGGCGCGAACCATAACCTCGTTATGGCCCTTAAGGTCACGGCCAGTCTGATCCGGATCGCCATACTCGATCAGTTCGATCGGGAAGTTACGCTGGAAACCCCAATGAACACGAGAGAAATCACCAACAATAGCCTTAACACCCGAGGCAGGCGACATCTCAGGGGCACCCGAAACAGTCGAAGAAGCACCAACATTCAGGCCACGCCAATTATCAAGCCCCGCGAAACCGGCTGCAGGATACATCGGCTGACCGGCAAGCGGAGACCCCTTCGGATACACCTCAGTAGACAGGGCAAACGAGAACGCCGGATCCAAAGCAACACCGTTAGGAACCTGCAAACCAGCACCCGCAATCAGACCGACAGCCTTAACAAGATCGGTCGTGGCAGAATCAGTGGCATTAACCGTCTTCGACGTCTTATCCAGCGACACCTTGACAGCCGCGGCAGGCTGACCCGTAGCCGGATCAACACCATGGAAAGCAATAAGATCAACGGCGCGACCGATAGAAGCACCCAGGGCTGGGGAAATCAGATCCTGAAGCACACCCAGACGGTAATCTGCGTCAGCCCACATAAACTCGTCCGAGACACGCTGCTGAGTCACAACCTTGATAGGCTGCGCAGTAAACGCAGAAACATCAACGCGAGCGGAAGGCTTAACCTCGCCCTCACCAACAATCTTGGCGCGAGGAACACCACTAAACACGGCACCCTTCACAGGCCCGAAAATAGTCGGCTGCTCAGGCGACAGCTTAGCCAAAACACCAGAATCGATAGCACGGTCACGAACCGCACCAATCATAGAACCAGGAAGCTCAAGCTTCCCTGCAGAAAGAAAATCGTCAGCCATCACAAATCATCTCCTAGAATTATTGACAAGAGCATCAACAAAAGCGACACCCTCACGTCGTTTAACATCATCCACGGGGGCACTCCCCGCAAGACGGCGCACACCCGCGCCACCATTACCACTATGGTCAATCAGCCCCTTAAGGGCTTTAGCAGACTCGGCAAGCGACTCGCGATCACCGCCAGACAGAAAAGCTACCGCATCGGCTGATAGGCCATGCTCGGCAGCCACCTCGCGCTTCACACCCTCAAGAACAAACCCGTTGATCCTGTCTTCTAGCTCATCATTCTTGCGGCGAAGCTCATCAATAGTAGACCCCGCATCACCATCCGAGGCGCGAAGCTTCTCCAACTCGGCAAAATTACTTTTAGCACGAGACTCCCACTTACGAGCCTCAGCCTTCCAATCAGTCCCAGACGGCTTATCTCCACCATCATGCTTCGACTGATCGCCTGTCTGCCCGCTTTGATCATCCTTTACTACGTCAACAACGTCACCCTTTTCGGGAACCTCTTCTACTTTGTCGACGTTTTGTTCTTCAACATTCTGATCGGCCATAGCCTAACCCTACACTCCTTGCGGAAAACAACACTAACTTGCTGACCCCCGTGCGGGAGACAACCCGTACACCGATAACCGGCGGCGCACAACCGGAAACCACATCAATCATCTCATATCGCCAACAGTACGCATAGCCTTCAAAATATTACCAGGCGACTGCTGCAACCCATGATCATCAACCCACTCACGAGCCTTCTCATAAACCCTCTGATATTCGGTATCCGCGGAACTAGGCTCCCAACGCCCAACAACCTCAACCACCGTACACCCGCAATGATCATGATACTTCGAACCAAGCGGACGCTTACCACCACGCTTATGACGCCGAGTATGACCGGTAGTGAGCGCCCTTTCTTTGGTCGTATAATCCGACCTCGTAGCAAGCATGGCACAAAAAGCACACGGATCACCATCCGTGACACGACGCCACGACCTGCCCTGCGCACCCGCAGACCACTCAACAGTGTCACGGCCAGCATTCAACACAGCCCGATTAAACCCGACCGCCATATCATCAATAGTATCGTGGGCTTTATCCGGGTCACCCTTAAGAATCTTCATAGTCGAAAAAGACCTAGCCAACGCCGCGGCAGCATCAAACTCGTCATACACGATCAAACCAGGATCGACGGCGTTAAGCTTCCGAAAATCTTGCACAAATTTGGCCGCCAACGATGCTGAACCATCATGCCCGGCACGCTCCAACTCGACACACAGACGAACATACTGCGTGTCACTCATCTTCCCGGCATGCCACAAACGACCCAACTCGGCATAATAGCCCGCATACCTTCCAGCAAACCTGACCGCCTCACGCTGATACCCGGTAGCAGCCAGCCTCGACTCAACCCCCGAAACCATTCATCAAACCTCGCCAGTTTGACGGGAAATAGCCCCAGCCAGTGCAGCCAACGGATCCGCGGATTCGGCGCGATGCCGCATCACAGCCTCAACCTGCACATCATCAAGGCCCAGCATCTCCAACACCGTGCGAGAATCCGCTGGAAGAATACCGGCACCAACCAGCTTCGTCACAGCATCAGCCGTAGCAGCCCTCGTAGGTGTCGACGCATCACGCCAACGCAAACCCACATCACCAAAAAAAGCAGCCTCATCAACACGAGCATCCAACGCCCTCGCAGCCAGAAAACCAACCGACAACCAACCCTGACCAAAAGACGTTTGACGCCGCTCAGCACGCTTCACAAGCCGAGACTCCTCCGCAGCCAAAGCCTCCCCACTAGGTGGGTTAGACGTAATAAACCCGAAATAGCGCTCAGGAACCGCAGCCTCACCAGCCGTCAACTGCGCCAACAAACGCATCTGATCCGAATAAGGCGTAGGGCTATTGACAGGAAACGACCCCACATTCGGCGTGTCGCCGTCATCATCCTTATCAACAGCCCACACAGAAGCCATCGACAGGACCCAGCCAGGCTGCGAAAACTCGTCAGCCGACACACCAGTCACCCACCTTTGCGGGTAGGCATAGAAGTCACGATTCACAGACTGGCCCAACAGTGTGCGAACAGCCTCATCCGTGTAAGCCCTAATAGACCTCGTAATCTCCGAACGCCCATCAATACGAGACGTCCTGCGCCGATTCACAATAGGCACCAACGGAACCGCACCAAGACTATTCACGATACGTCCCGTCTCAACCCACTCACGAGACCCACGCCGCTCAACCTGAACAATCACATCAGGAAGCAACAACTCCGCCTCAACAACCTCAGGATCACACGTCTGCTGCACCACCAGACCAGCATCCAGTCGAGACCCGTCAGCCGAAAACCGGCCCGTGCAATTCTTAGGCGACTGCGGACGAACCAACACCGACCCGTCCTCTTGAGGAATAACAGCCACAAACGACAAACCAAAAATCAGCGCATCCAAATGCACATCACACGACGCCGTAGCAAGCCGATTCGCGGCATACACGCCATCCAGACCGTAGCCGTCACCATTCGTCCAGCCCAGCCAATCCAGACGCTCCTCCAAAGCATCCACAGCTATACCAGGCCACGACACCACCGTCTGAACCCGCTGCAACTCCGGAGGAATAGCAACCCCCAAATCACGCACCCGGCTAGAGCCCTCATAGTAGCCCTCAATACGGCAATGCCACGAAGACAACCCGCGAATACGATCAAACATGCCCTCAATCAGATTTAGCTCATCCGAGTTCATACCACAGACACCCGCTTCCTACCACCACGATCACGACGGCCACGCCTCAACTGTTTAACCCCCAAAAACGCCAAAGACACAGCCTCCAAAGGAACCTCAGAACCATCCTTAAACGAGGAACCCCAACCCCACGCCGCACCTTTACGCTTCTGCACAGCCGACCTCACAGCAATATCCAACATGTCACGGCGAGAATCAGCACGGGGATGAGAAACAACACCAGACCTGACGCCTTCCAGGAAGGCTTGACACGCCTCCACATACACCCCAGTATCGGCAACCACCACGCCACGACCCGGAACACCACGATCCGTCAAAGACTTCTGCAACAACACAGCACCAGAACCAGCAACCACAATCCGCTCCGTGTCACCCCAACGCAACGCCAGCCAATCAGCCAGTTGGCCTACACCATCAACAATCGTCCCCGACAAGCCATCAATAACCTCAACATGCACACCAGCATCCGTCTTGCCAGCACCAGCCAAAGCAACCCTATTACCAGAGCGGGAAAACGAAACCCCAAACACTTTCCCACCAGAAAGCTCAACATCATCAACCGCCGACTGCAACCACTTATCTGCCGGTATCACCGAAGTAGCAGACTGGCCACGATCCCACCAGCCAAGACGCTCCCGAGCAAACCCGGCAGCAGACATCGACTCATGCTCATCGCTCACGGTACCAAAATTCAGACGACGACCCAACGCAGGATTCGTATCCCCCGCCAGCTTCCGCCACGACCGCGACAAATCATCCGGAACCGTCTCATCCGGAATAGAAAACTCCGTCCACGCGATCCGTTTACCACCCGACAAAGCCTGCCCACGAAGACGCAACACCACAGAACCATCAGCCAAAGGACCAGGAGGAGTCCCCAAAAAAATCTGCTGCGGATCACCCGAAGGAGCAGCGCTCACTGTAGGAAGCAAAGCCTCCAACTGCTCATCCGACAACTCCTGAGCCTCATCACACACCAAATCATCAACCGTAAACCCGCGAGCAGAACCACGCGAACGGGCCACAAACTCAACCGAACCCCAACCCGGACAGCCACACTTACGCTCAAACGTGGCACAATCCGGATTATGCAACACAATAGCCTCCTGACCATTCGTTGCACGAATCGACTTCACCATACGATAAAGATCAGGAAACTGCCGCTCATTCTCAAAAAACGAACGCAAACGCATAAAAGCCTTACGAGCCGACTTCAACTCGTGAGCAGTATGCAAAATCCGGCGACCCTGAATAGTCGCCTTAAACAACTCCACAATCTCCAAAATAGCATTCTTGCCATTCTGGCGAGGCACAAACACCCCACACACACCAGAAGCAAGCCGACCACTAGCCCCGATTGCTAGCCAATCATCCAACACCTGCTGCTGCCACGGATCAGGCGTCAACCCATACGCCCTACCAAGCTCACCCGCATCCCCGCCAGCAGTCACCTGATAAGCAGCAGCCACACGATGACGAGGAACCTGAGACCCCACAACCTGAGACACCTAATCAGGCCCCCTTGCGCTTCCTATACCGATCAATCATCGCCACAGCAGAACCATTACCGCGACCACCAGACGCCACATCCACTGAATACCGATCCAACATGGCCATAAACGCCTTCACATGAGCACGAAGCGACGCCACCAAATCCGCGCGACCCTCACGCCACACCACATCATGAATCACCGCAGCATCCAACAGGAACAGCCACTCCTCATCAGACACGTACGGCGCGCGACTATCCTCACCCCACACACGCCACCAACGACGCGTCTCCCCACACCAATCATGTCCCTCAGGAAGCTCAGGCTGCACCACACACACCACCAAACAAAAAGTCGACAAAACGATAAAACAACAAAAGGGAGGTATTTCACT